TGGCAAATCATCTTCCATCTGAAATTCCCATTCTCCGTGTTGAATCACGGTTATTTTTCGATCCGTTAAATCTTGATGCCATTTTAATTCATCAACATCAACATCTGGCGAGAACGTCCTTCTTATTTTACCATCGATATTTTCTTGTTGAAATGGAAAATCCATACTATTTTTTTGGGTCTTTGATTTCCGGCCTCTTATTCCAATGAATTTTTAATTTATTACGGATAGAAAGAATTTTCATAAAGTCATTAACATCATTCTCTATTTTTTTACGATAACTACCGTCCCAATTTGGTTCTATATCAATAAAGGCATGATATATTGGTGGTTGATAACTCCCTTTTAAAACCTGAAAAACTTCCATTTTAATTGGTTCATCGTTTTCTTCGGACGCAAGTTCTTTATTCACCTTAGGAACAATTACACTATCAATATAAGACTGTAAAAATTTTTTAATTTTTTCTACTTCCATTACCAAGAATTTGAAGATGATAATCCAAGTTGTTTAGCATATCTACCTACATTACAAGACCAATAACCTGCTGTAGTCCTATCTTTTTTTTGATCACATTTGTGACGAGCTCTAAATGATTTAGCAGCTTTCTTATTTGCATTTTTTACCTTTAAATTAGGATCACCAAAAGTAACTTTCTTAACCCCACCTGTTTTACTTTTAACATAAACAGCGAATTTTTTTGGTCCCCCTGGTGTTCTAAATGGACTACCCAAATCAACATTTTTACCGTGATGTTTTGCTTCAGCTAAAATATCTTCCTCTGTTTCGGTTTCAGAAATATAAGGGGCATCTAAATAGACGTATTGTTTACCAATCTTAATTTTGATCCCTAAATCAGATTCAATCATTAATCTATCATCTTCGTTAAGGTCAATTTTACCTTCTTTAAACAATTCTCTAACCTCATTAACCAAATCAAAATAACTTTCAGAATAAACTCTGAAAACGTTATTTGTTAATGTTAATCCGTTATCAATATGATATTGTAAAGCCTCAGACAAATTAACATCTTCTTTAAGAATTAAAGATTTATCTAATTCTTGTTTTAAAGATTCTTTGATTAGTTTACGTAAATCCATCATTTAATTAAATAGTTAAAAATTTACTCCTAATCCAAAAGTTCCATTATTAATAATTGGATCATAATCCATTTTAATTGTAAAATTCTTATAATCGTGTAAAGCACCTATTTTTATTGTTGTAAATCTATCCAAATATTTCGGAAATGTGATATAACCCAAATCATCCTTACCTCTCCATTTTACATCTTCACTTACAGTTCCGATCATCATATGAATACCCGTTCTTTTTATTCTTTTTCCTGCTCCAATATAAAAACTTTGTCTTTGTACCAAATCATTTACAAGTGGGAAGTCAACTTGAGTCACGTTTCCAAAAGGGAAAAATGTAGACTTATCTCTTTCAATACTTGCGTTATATTCCGTTATCAAATATCCTTTATTACCAATTGTAAAGAATCCACCAACTTGGTTGTCTGATGTTTTTTGGATACCAAAACTAATAACTGGTTTCTTACCTTTAATAGTATCTCGTTTACCATTATCATATATGTAAACTCTTGCAGGTTGTCTATACCCCCAATCATTAAAATAAAATCCTGGATTCCAATAATTCCAACCAAATGCAGGTGCTCCCCACATGTTCCATCTATTCCATCCCCATCCAAAGTCATTAAAAAACGGGTCTCTTACAATAATATTAGAACCTGGTCTTGTTCTTGAAGGTCTATCATACCCTCTTGATGGTGGTTGACTTCTCCAACTACTTATATCATTTCTTTGTGGTGTTGACGGTTGTACTGATGGTGTTGATCTTTGTGGTTGTGGTGCTGATTGTTGTTGAGGTGGGTTAGTTCTCCAATTGGAGACTTGTCCGATTACTAACATGGGAACCATTGCGAAAATCAAAAATAAGTTTTTCATAGGTATTGTTTTATTATAAATATTTTATTGTTTTAGTTTTATCTTCCAATATACCCCTCCATTTATGAATGGTCTAAACTCTCCTGTAACTCCGTCAACAGTTCTATTTGCAACTCCTGTACCGATTTGATACAGATGATCTTTCTTTGTTTTAAGGATTACACCCATTCCTAATGAATTCACCCAATCTTCTCTACTAATCGCCCCATTAATACCAAAGAATACTTGGTTTTTGATTGGTGGTGGTTCTGGTGCGGGTTCTCTTACTATTTTCGGTTTAATTGTTGCTGACCATTTTCTCGATGCTATTTTGTTTTCAGATATATCCTGATTCAAATATACAAACCCTTGGTTGTTATTCAACTTTATCGTATCGATAAATGAGTTGGTAACATAATATTTTTGTAAGATTGCCGCAGTATCAACTTGTACATATGTTGGAACATATATTGTTGTATCATGATAGATATCATCACCTTTAACTGCAAATGGTACTTCAACTTCAACTTCCACAGGTATTGTGTCATGAATTGGTTCCGATGGAACTTCTCTAATCACTTCTTTTATCTTTGGGTTGTTATCTGATTTTAATAACACTATTAATGTTATTATTAAACCTAAAATTATAAAATGTCTTATGTCTAATATCTTTTTCATAGTCTTAAAGCATTACTCTTGAACCTATCAAGAAATTACTAAGTAATGGTGCTCCTTTTAGAGTTGAACCTGAGAGTTTGTAGTTAAAACTAAATCCAAATCTCTTACTTATTTTATAGTCAAATGACGATCCAGCCAAAAATCCAAATTGTCTGTCAACCGTTGTTTCTCCCGTTTTTGAATTCCAACTTACTGGTGAATTCATTAAGAATACCTGTGGGGATAGGGTAATCTTTTGATCAATGGGATATGGTTTTGTCCAAAACGTAACCACTGAGGTTGAGAAAGACGTATTGAATATTTCTTTTGTCTCACCTGTTTTACTGTTTATTATTTTGGTATCCTTTAACAATAAAGTTATGGCTCCTAAATTATACCCGTAGGTACCAAATTTAGGGTGTGGTTTGATATAGGTGTAACCAACAAGGCTCATATAATTTCCTTCCAAATATGCTCCTGTTATGGAGTATGAGTGGATTGCATTAAGCTGTCCTTTATTAAAATCCATTTTGGTATATCCTCCACTAAGAGCAAATTGTCTTAAAGTGCTCCATATTAGTGCTGTTGCCCCCCAGCTCTCGTTCCCAGCCATCGACGATTTACTTACACCAAAAGATACTATCGCATTATATCTGAAGTCAGGTCCTTGAGCTGTTGTTAGGTCAGAAGCGACTAACATTGGGTTAGCGGCAACAGACTTTTTCTTTTCTTCTTTTTTCTTTTCTTCTTTCTTCTCTTCCTTTTTTTCTTCGCTCTTACTTTCCGATTTTGATTCTGACGAACTTTCGTTTGATCCACCTGAACTGCTCTCTGATGAGGACGATTCCCCAGATGACGATGACGATTGGGAAGAAGATTGTGAGGACGATGAAGTTGATGATGATTGTGATGATGTCGATGCCGCTCCACTCGCACTTGAACTCGCGGCCGCAGATGCTGATGAACTTGCTGCTGACGATGCGGCCGAACTTGCTGCCGCTGATGCCGCCTGAGATACTGCGGCTGTTACTGTTTGTTGAACTACTAAACTTGATGGACATGGAGCTGCAAATATACTTTTTATCCATTGGTCAACTTCGCCACTTGTAAATTGTGCGTAAGTGAATACCTTGGATTTACCTCTAATAATAACTACAACGCCATTATTATTTGTTATCGGTATTGTAACGACATAGGTTTTTAAATCACATGGGTCTATGTATGTTTGCGTTACAACTTGTCCTGAACCTTTCAGAAAAAAGAGTAAAAACAAACATACACCGATCCATTTTTTCATTATTTAGTGAATATTCCTTTTTTAACCATCTTGTCTAAGATATTTGCACACGCAATATCTAAAGCTTTCTTTGTTGAGATGCTTATTGTGGATTGATTAAATTTAACGGGATCAACAGTTGCATCAGATAAGAAAGTTAACTCTCTTGTTGTTTTTGCTTCACCTAAACCAGATGCCGCAATGATTGCTCCTGTCTCCGCATTTGTGAATCTAACTTGTAAACCGATACGAGTTACTAACATATTCTTAACCCCATCTTTCAAGTTTACTGTTTCATCTTCACTAACAGAGTAATCATAACACTCAATTTCTACGAAATAATGCGCTAATTTAATTTTACCTCTACCGTCTAATTTGTTTTCTGATATTCCAGCTTGAGAAGCTTGGAATTGTTTTACCATTCTGTTTTTAATTTCTGTTTTATCTTCAGTAAATTCAAAACGGTTTAAATTATCAAGATATTCTAATACGATGTTTGTAACACCTAATCCAACTCTTTTTTCTTTTAGTTCGGGATACATTTCATACATCTCATCGTTAATACCACACTTCAATAATTGGATATTCTTTTTTGGACCATCGTAATCTAAGAATTGTGTAATATCTTTTTTGATTTCAAATGATGCCTTATAATCCTCAGTTTTAGTTTTACCTATTGTTTGAGAATACGATGTCGAGCATAGTAATACAGATCCTAAGACAAAAATTACTTTTTTCATAGTTTAATTATTTTTTAGGTCCTTCGTACCAAATATTATCTGGATCATTTTTAAATGTACCATCGAATTTCCAAGTAAGCTCGTTACCTATTTGTGTTGCTAACTCAGGTTTAATATGATGGGTAACAAACATAAAGACCTGAAAACATAAAGCAAACACAGTCCATGCTAAAGCCAATCTTATTAATCCTAATCCAACCTGTTCTTTGATTTTATCTAATGATATTGTCATAAAATTATTTTTATTTTAGTTTATTCTATGTCTTTGATTTTACCACAAATCAAACACTCTTCATCACCGTCGCCATCTTGGTCACCCCAAACGTGTTGACAGTTTCTATGGTCAAAGTATTCATCAATAATACCATCACCATCATTATCGATTCCATCCATTATACCATCTCCATCTTCGTCTATTTCAACTTTGACTTGAGGGGTATCTATATTACTTGGTAATGGGGGTTTAGGTCCACCAGCGCCAGTGTCTGATAATGATATTCCATCCTCTTCATCCATTTTTTGAACTAACATCTTATCTTTATCTGTATCACTGAACCAGTAGTCAATAATTTTACCATAAGAACCAATGAAAGCACCTAATAACAACATTAGAAGTTCTTTCCATTCTCCCGCAATTGGTGATTGACCTAAAACAGCCACGAATATTCCAACCATAATTAAGATAAAACCTCCAAGAACCATGGCAGTGATATACCACCTTCTTGACATCATCTTATTCAATAGTTCTTTAAAACCTGTATTTTCTTTCATAACTTACCATTTTGGTGCTTCTTCTTTGAATTCGTCACCTTCTTTTTTAGGTTTAGGTTTAGGTGCTGGTGCAGGTGTTGATGGTTTACCTCCTCCACCGTTTACAATCACAGTTTTACCTGCTGCTTGTTGATTAGAGTTTGTAATGTTAATCACAGGAGCAGCTTGTTGTACTGCAGGTTTTTCTTCTTCACCACCTGTTAATTTAGTTGTTATCCAACCACCCACACCTAATGTGATAGTTGAAATAAATCCGATGATTATGTTTTTCATTGATCCACCGGTACTTTCTGATTTTTCTACTTCTTCTGACATTTTTTTTTATTTTTATTTTTATTTTATTACGATTGGATATTTTACTTCCTTACCGCTAATGTCTATGAACACTAAGTCATAGTCTTTTTTTGATAACTCAGATAAATTGTATACTTTCTTTGTAATACTTTCAGTTGCAGTAAATCCCTCTTTCTTTGAAGGTATTTCACTTCCAAAAGGTATTATTTGTACTGAATATTTTGCTCCCACTGTTGTTTCAAATTCAGCGGTTACAATATTCCCTGTTTGAGCAATTGATTTGATTGCTGTTGATGTTGATTGATTTCCTAAATCAATAATTTGTGGTCTTGGTAAGTCCACCTTTGTACAACTCACAGCTAAAAGGGTAACTAAAAAACCCAAACCTAAAATTCTGTCTATTTTCTTCATAATTAAAAATTTTTATATCCTGTTAATTTTATTTGTGTTGAATTTAAATTGATTCCTAACTGAACTCCTTTAGAATCACTAGCATCCATGGTTGGAGAAACTTTAACTGATGTTAAAATGTCAACTCCATCACCAATTGTTGAAAATCTTACTTTGAATGGTATATTAGTTCCGTTTATTGGTTTATTATTTTGGTCAATTCCACCGAACTTAACTTTTCCGTCTTTTGCATTAACAAAAACATACCAAGAGTTAGGAACCTCTGACTTCAACTCCTCAAATTTAATTTTTGATGGGTCGTATTGAAATTCAAATTGTAATCCTCCAACTGTGTTGACATACTCATAAATGCGGTATTAGTCATTAAGCTATTAACAGCATTTGTTTGAACAGTACTAGTACCATTTGAACTAGTAACAACTTGTGATGAGTGTGAACGATTCACATCGGCCCACAAAAGGTATTTTAAATCAACAATTTCGTTTGTTCCTACTACACCTGTTTTAACATATGTTTTAGGGTATGTTATATTCTTCCAATTAGAAGATGTTATCGAACCCCATGAATTAGAAGGACTTGTATTAAATGTAAATTCTGCTTTAATACCGAAATCATTATTACCCATAGTTCTAATGTAAGGAGCAAATGTTGAAGTTGATATTGTTGTAAAACTTGATGGTACTTTATAGAAAGCCCATGATGCATCTTTACTAACAAATTCGACAGGACCGGAATACAAATCAAATAATTGTAAACTTTTAATATCTTCAGGTAATATGTTTGTTCCGTTAAATTCTCTTAAATCAATATACACTCTTGCTTGTCCTGAACCGTATCCATCAACATTAACAATACACCATTCAACCTGACCCGCTATACTTGTTGCATCTACTGCTCTCCAAGTAGGTAAACTCATAAACCCATTACTACCCATAGCATATCCTGTTGGGATAGTTACAAGTGTATCTATTCCAACAACTTGTCCTAATAGTCTTGGTAAATCCCCACCATCTATAATTTTATTTCTGTTGATATCCGCTGCGTATAATGATTGACCTGTTTTTAATATTTGTCCATTACTACCATCTAACCCCATAGATGTAAATTCACTTTGTGCTGTGGTAAAATCTGATATTGTAATTGCTCCGTTGTATATTGCATATGTTTTATCTATACTATGCATTACAGACACTTCATAAACTTTGTTTTCAGCTAACAATGATTGATTGATGTCAACATTACCATTAGATAAAACACTAAACAATTGTCCGATACCACTAAGAGTATCTCTGAAGGAAACTTTAACATCTGATAATGCAAGTAAATTAGAACTTATATCAACTTTAGCCGTTACAAGTTTACCAGTGTTTTGGTTCATTATAACTTCAGTTGATAATGGTGTGTCCATTGTAGTTGCAACTCCAACTCCTTGAGCATTCCATCCTGCAACAAAGTTTAATTTAACAGGGTTAAATGAATTTGATGTTGAACCCGCCTTTAATTTAAATCTCACAATTATTATTTGTGAATAAGCGTTAAAGGGCATTGCCGAATTTGTCGCCCATGTTAAAGTTGCTCTAAGAATTGCGTTAGACCCAGTAGCATTGTAAGCATATGTTGCATTAGAAACATATCTTTGTGTACCGTTTGTGAAAGTACTATTTCCCGCGTAGGAATACCCTGGATAATTCTGCCAGGATAATTGTATGTTTGAACCAGCAGGAAGTACTCCACCATTTCCACCCGTACCGGTGTGGTTAATTGAGATTACTTCAAAATTTGTTTGGTCGTACTGAAGGTCAAACAACAATTGTCTTGTTGCAGCATCTCCATTACCGTTCGCATGAACCATAACGTCGAATTGGTCTCCTCTATCAATAACTTAAAGTGGACATAGAGATTTCGGATGATTCTTCTTCGACAATCACCTCTTTTATTTTTTTATTATCTGTTTTTAATGTACCCTTAAGTCTGATTACAACAGATTCTTGATTTTTGTGAAAAACGGATACGTTAGATTTTGTTTTGAGCACGTCCAAATAAACTAACTCAACCGATAGTTTATTTTTTGCATCAGGATTAAGATCGTAGTCTTTTTCTTGTAAGAATTCTTCAATGATGTTTCTTACACCGAACTCTAAGTTTCGATTACCTGCAAGAGATCCTATTTGGATTTTGTTTGTAACAGCATCCACCCATATCTCTTGGTTTTGTTGTGAATTATTGTGAGGGAACACAAAAAGCATTGCACTCACAATGAATAGAAAAATTTTACTCATTCTGATAGTATCTTGGTATCAATAAATACAATCAAACAACTATTTATTTGAGTAAGATTAAAAAAAATATGTCGATACTTAACGAAAATATTACAAGAATTAAAAGTGTTATGGGCCTTGTTAACGAACAAGATGAGTCTAAAAATCAAATGAATATAAACCTAAAAAAGGTTGTTGAAATTTTAAACTTTTTAAAGATCTATAACAATAAGATGGAGAAGATGTTAACTGATATTTCATCATTTGCTAAGGATCAAATAATTGACTTTGGATTATTGGAAAGAGGATTACGTAAAAGATTACTTAAGAAAGGAGATAAGAAAAAAAACGTTGAGGAGTATTTCGGTAAAGTTTTGAATTCCCTTAAATATAGAGAACGTGGTGGATATGGTACTGAACCAGAATCAGAAGATTATGAGTTTGAAGTGGAAGAACCTTCTATTGTTCCTAAAAAAATATACAGAAAAGAATTATACGATTTACAAGTTGAACTTTTAAAACTTCAAGAGTGGTTAAATAAAACAGGTAAAACCGTTATCATTGCTTTTGAAGGTCGTGATTCTGCAGGAAAGGGTTCAACTATCAAGAAATTTACAGAAAATTTAAATCCAAGATTTTATAATATAATAGCTTTAGGTGTTCCAACCCCTGAGGATCGTAAAAATTGGTGGGAAAGATATAAAAGAGAAATCAAACCAGGTATGATCAATCTTTTCGATAGAAGTTGGTATAACCGTGGTCTAATCGAGCCTGTTATGGGTTATGGTTCTCCTGAAGAATATGAAGATTTCATGGAAAACGTTGCGGACTTTGAACAAGACTTAGTTAACTCTGGTGATTATCTTTTTAAATTGTGGTTTTCTATCGAAAAAGAAACTCAAAAAAGAAGATTTGATATTAGACAACAGTCTCCATTAAAATATTGGAAATATTCCCCTAATGATTCCAAAATGCAAGATCTATGGGATAGGTTTACCGAATTTAAAGAGAAACTTTTTGATAAGACTTCAACGGTAAACAATCCTTGGGTTATTATTGACGCTGAAGATAAAAGAATATCGGGATTGAATGCAATCAGATATGTTTTACAAAACATACCATACGAGGGTAAAAACGAAAATGTTGTTGGTAGAGAATATCCTGAAGTTCTTTCTGTTTTGAGACCTAACGGTTAATTTTCATCCTTTTTTTGTAACAAATCTGTTATCTCAATTTTTAAATGAGTTAATAACCAAGTGTCTAATAGTATTAACACTAATACCCAATCTATTTCATTAATAGAGTGAATTTCAGGATTATTTATTTTTTCGTAGACCCATATTAGGACCTTACCAGCCAAATAGAATTTCCCTATTACAAGAGATAATGATAGTAACTGTTTAATCATACCCAAATATAAAACTATTTATTGAAAAATAAAATAACCATGATACTAAAAATTGGATCTAAAGGAGAAGATGTAAAAAAACTCCAACAAAAATTAGGACTTGGTGCTGACGGTGTTTTTGGACCAGGTACTGAGAAAGCGGTAAAAAAATGGCAAATTGACCATGACCTTGGTGCTGACGGAATAGTAGGTGAAGGCACTTGGAACAAGATGTTCGGTGATCAAACACTTATTACAGAACCATCAATCCCACAAGTACCTATCGCGTCAGTCGGAGGATTGAAATTAGAAAAATTAAAGGGTCATATCCCTGATGCTGTTATCGCACAAATTCCTGACACTGCAAAAAGATTTGAAATTAATACACCATTAAGACTTGCACACTTCTTGGCACAATGTGGTCATGAAAGTGGTGGGTTCAAAGCAACTCAAGAAAATTTAAACTATTCCGCAAATGGTCTTAGAGGTATTTTTTCGAAATACTTTAAAGAGGCTGGTTTAGCGGAATCATATCAAAGAAATCCACAAAAAATTGCAAGCAGAGTTTATGGTGGAAGAATGGGTAATGGTCCTGAATCAACTGGTGATGGATATAAGTTCAGGGGAAGAGGTTATATTCAATTAACAGGAAAAGATAATTACACAGCATTCGGTAAAGCAATTAACGAAGACATGACCGTAAATCCTGATAAAGTTGCAACTCATTATGCATTATTATCTGCAGCTTGGTTCTTTAGCAAAAACGGATTACATAAAATGGCGGATGGTGGAGCAACTGACGCTGTAGTTACACAAATCACCAAGAGAGTAAATGGAGGTACTATTGGTTTACCTGATAGAATCAAACATTTCAAAGAATATTACCATTTATTATCATAATTCCTTAAGTTTGTAAAAACATTAAACAATCAGTATTATCATGAATGGATCTTATACATACAAAAGTCAATTTTTACCTCACGTTACAATAATGATTGTAACTGATGAATACCCTGGATATGAAGATTTAAGACCGATTTTTGATCAATTAGGTTACGGTTTTATGGTTCCAAATAAAGACACTATTATTATTGATGGTGAAATATTGGTTAACGAAGGTCCTGATGACTCTTTATTTAAGTTCATTGAAGCTCACGAAGTTGCTCATATTTTGTTGGGTCACGACGGTCCAAGAAACGAACAAGAAGAAATTGAAGCTGACTTAGGTGCTTACTTAATATTAACTAAATGGGGTTATAAAGACTCGATAAAAATGTTACTAAAAAACTTCAGATTCAGACACGGGGTGAAATTTGATGAAAAAATGTTAGATAATGTAAAAAATCGTCTACAGGGTATGTAATATTTGATATTTTTTCAAAAAATACTATATTTATCTACACATCACTCCTTAAGAGTGTTCTCATATATCCCTTTTCCAAAAGACCCGCCAATTTATTTTGTCGGGTCTTATTTTTTTCCTATATTTGTGAAAACAATAGTTATGAAAGTAGAATTTGCAGATAGTTTTTGGAAATCATTAAAGACATTATCAAGACAACAAACTTGGTGGTATAAAACCTATGATTTTTTTCGCAGAGACTTACCATATTTTTTGGAAAACATTTGGTTTTTTAGAAAGGAATTATATGCGTTTCGTTCTTGGGATTACTCATTTAATTTAGATTTATTTCGTCGTTCTTTAGAAAAAACTGTAGACACAATTGAGAATCACGGACACGAGATAGACGGATCAAGATTGAAAAAAGTTGAAAAGATGAAGAGATCAATTCAATTAATTAAAAATCTTCGTAGTGATTCCTATGTTAGTTTAGCGGAATTAGAATTTGGTAAAATAAAAAATTCTGATTGGTTGTGGACTGATAAAGAAGACACTGAAGAAGAAAGAGTCCATAATAAAAAAATCTTTACAAGAGCAAGAGAAATCGAAGAGTCTGAATGGAAAGAACTATGGTCAATCATTCAAGGACAAGATATTAAGGATTACTCAAGTAAAAACCAAAAAATTAAGGACTCCGAACCTCATGATGATGCGGACTCATATAACGATTGGTTTGATGGTTCTGGATTGAGAGGTTGGTGGGATTAAAATTTAAAATTAAAATAATATGTGGAAAGTTTATCTATTAATGGTTATTGTAGTCGGAATTATTTCGTATCTTTGGGTTCGAGGAATTGACTACATGAAAGAAAATCATCCTAACTATAAAGGGGTGGTGGTGATGTTCTTGTTCATGCTGGTGATTGTACTAGCATGGGTAAGAGCCATGAAATAACAAACTTCTTGAATTGGTTTGCTATGACCGATTTTAAACATAAAATCTTCATTGCTGGTAACCACGATTTTGGTTTCGAGATGCACACTGACATCGCAGAAGAGTTCAAAGAAAAAGGTATCATCTATCTTTTTGATAGTGAAGTTGTAATTGACGGTGTAAAGTTCTACGGTAGTCCTTGGCAACCTGAATTCTATGATTGGGCATTCAATTTACCAAGAGGAGAAAAACTCGCTGAAAAGTGGGCTAAAATTCCTGGTAATACTGACATCTTAATCACTCATGGACCTGCTCACGGAATGTTAGATTGGACTCCAAGTGGACAAAGAGTTGGTTGTGAGGATTTATTTCACAGAATCATGGAAGTTCAACCAAAAATCCATGTTTGTGGACATATCCATTGTGCTTACGGTCAAAAAAACTTTAATGGTGTTGAATTCTTAAACGCATCTGTTCTTAATGAAAGATATGAATATGAAAATAAACCAATTGTTGTAGATTTTGATATTGAAACAAAACAAATTGATTACCCATGAAAAATAAAATAAACGATGGTCATTATTTAGAATTAATGGATAGATTACATGTACAAACATGTATGATAGACGATCATTTAGTAAGTCATCCATTAACAAAAAAAATAAAAAAGGCTAAAAAACTTATTGATGATGCAGTAATGTCTTTAGCCGAGGCATATCAAATTGTAGGAAATAAATCCTATAAAAAACAAAAAAAGAAATGAAAAAACTATATCTTGATGATGTAAGATGTCCAAAAACCGAAGGATGGGATATTGTTAGAACTTACGATGATTTTGTGAGTTGGATTACAGTAAACGGATTACCTGATGAAATTTCTTTTGATCATGACTTAGCAGAAATTGATTACGATCCGACAACACAGACTGAAAGTTTCAAATACCATGAAAAAACAGGATATGACGCAGCAAAGTGGTTATGTGAATATTGTTGGACAAATGGTTTACCTATTCCTTCTTGGAACGTCCACTCGGCAAATCCTGTAGGTAGAGATAATATCATTCAACTGATGAAAAACTTTGAAGAAAAACTGAATTAATAAAAGGTGAGAGAAATCTCACCTTTTTTATATTTATTGACATGGCAGAACAAAGTCAATTTTCAAAATTATCAAAAAAACAATTGGTATTCATCGCAGCAAAATTAGTCGATGAGGACTTTCCTATCGGGAATCCATATGATGATGATTTCGACAACGCTTATGATGTTTTACAAGAAGTTTCAAGATATTTCAGTATTGAAGCCACTCAAGAAGATGTTGAATTTTTTTCAAAGTTTTTACAAATCAACGATGAAATAATTGCAGAACTTTTTGCAAATAA